ATTCTTTGTCTTCGAGTTTGATATTCAATTCCTAAAATTTCCATTCTAGCTTTAATAGTATCTGGTTTTGTCTTAAATTTTCTACACACTTCTTTTAAAGTATCCTTTTCATTAGCTAAAAAATACTTAATTGGAGCCATCTCATCTTCTGTCACTAAATAACAGCGGTCTTTATAGCGATGAGAATAGTCTTTGTAATCTGTTAAATGTTTTTTAACTGAATGCCTGTCAGTAGAAAATTTTTCAGCTGCTTTTGTTAAAGATAGGTTTTGGTTTTGTGAGTAATACTCACAAGCATCGTAAAGATTTTTTGAAATTGATTTCATATTTTTCTCCTTATTTATATATAATTTATTTACATTATATATAAAAATTAAGGATGAATAAATACTATAAGTTGTCCAAAAATTTTTTTGGTTAAATACCTCTTCGTTAACCGTGAGGATGCCAGGTACCCAGAACCTCGCCGACTATCCTGGCATTTTTAACATAGGGACGACTGGATAATCTGCCCGTGAAGAGCGCGCCCCAAAGAACTCTTCTTGCTACTGGTTTCAAACCAGTTGCTGCATCTGGGATACTTCTATCTGAATTTACTGCGGCTGCATAATCAATAAAATTTTGAGAAAGTTCTTCTATTAATTTAATTTGTTCCATTTTTTACTCCTTTCTTCTATTTTCTCTTTTTATTATAACATTATTTTTCTTAAAAATCAAAAAAGATTAAAAGGGTACAAAAATGTACCCTTAAATATGTATAGACACCTCTGAAGAATGAGTTTTTAGGAACTCTTTACGAGGCCCAACAGCCTCTCCCATCAAATCTTCAAATAGCTTTTCTGCCGCAGATACATCGTCAACAGAAACTTGTTTCATAATCCTTTTTTCTGGGTCTAATAGGATGGTACTCTCTTTCGCATCCATCTCTCCTACGCATAATCCAATGTCACCATTGGTGCTGACTATTTCTTCTCTCCGGCTAACGCATTAACTGCCTTCATTGAGCCCACTTTTTCGAATGATGTATCAATAATCATTCTACTCCCTAGCAACAGGGATAGTCGATACAGGCTTACTTAATTTTTAACTTCATTAAAAATTAAGATTTCCCACGAGATTATCTCTTTGAGACTACCTCGTTAGCTTTGAATTATTAATCCAAAACCCCTCTGATTAGAGGAAAAGTAAGTAAGGGCCAGACGCTTTTTCTTACCCTTTCATGCGTGTTAAAACTAAATTTTTCTGGTCAGTTTTTTTACGATATTCAGCTAATTCTCTATCATCTTTTAAGTACAAATATTTATCTTTATTAAGAGTTACTCTATACAATGGTGGCTCTCCTGCATAAACATGCCCATTTAAAATTAATTCAGGACATAAATGCCAAATATTTGTATAGAATAAATTCTTTATATGGGCTCCATCTATATCGCCATCGGCCATTATTATTATTTTTCCGTACCTTAACTTCTTTTTATCATATACTAATTTCAAAGTTTGTGGGTCATAATCTAAACCAAGAGCCTCAATAAGTGTCATTATCTCAGCATTTTTTTGTATATCAGCAACTTTTGCTTTTCTTGTATTAAGCATCTTGCCTCGGATTGGTAATATAGCTTGGTTAACTTTATTGCGCATTAATTTCAAATTACCACCCGCAGAGTCCACATGCTCCCATATTTCTATGGGTGCTGACTATCTTTTCACTCTAGCTTGTTAGGCCTTCATCGTGTCCTCTATTTCCAATTTCGTATCAATAGAAATTGTACTCCCAATCTCACTTGGGATAGTCGATACAGCTTATTTTATATCTTTATAAGTTACTCTTGTTATAATATTATATATGGTACTCCATACAACATCTCCATTTGGAGAATATTTTTTCCAAACTTGTTTAGGAGTCATTCCATTATCGTAATCTTTTCTCATATTTAATACTTCTTCTCGAGAAAATTTTCTTTGATTTTGAGAAGCCACTTTAGAGTCATTAGCCTTTGCTTCATGCGAGTGCCAATGTCTATTTTCTGGAGAATGGTACTCTGGGTGAACATCTTTCCAAGTATCAAACCACCAGACTTTCTGTAGACCTCTCTTTGAGATTATATTTTTGAATTTCTCATAAACTTGTTTAAAAGGTATGTGGTTATTATAGCACTCTCTTATATATTCAACATCTTCTTTCGTTAATAGAGAGCGGCCATTCTTCTCACCAGCTCTTTCTCCCGGTGCGATACAACTACCACCTGGAGTCATATTATATCCTTCTTTGAGAGTGTTATATTTTTTAATATAGTATATCTCAAGTTCATCTAGCAAAAAACTAGAATATTCTTCACTAGGAATTTCTTCTAATATTTCATAACTAAAATTTTCTTCTCCAAATTCTCGTAATGCTTTATGAAAATTAACATTGTAATCAGATGCTTTTGGACTTTTTGATGAACTAAGATGGCTTCTTTTTCTATTTTCTAAATTTACACTTTGACCTACATAAGATTTTCCATTAATTAAATTTGTAAATTTATAAATTCCTATCAAATTTTTTACCTCCTTTCTTTATTATTTAACAAGAGTAAAAAATATAAAATCTTGCCACGGGATTACCTTCACCTAAACATATTTTGACATTTATGTATAATGGTCAGGCTTCCCCGTTAGCCTTATTTTCTTAAAATAAGACCCTGTTGATTAACAGTAAAAAGGATTAGGGCGACTTTTATTCACCCTCTACTATCGCAATTTCACATTCTAAACGGTTTTTTGAAGTAGCATCTGCTAGCTTAGAATTAAATTTTAATACACTCTTTTTCTTCTTTTCTTGGCTAGTTCTCGCAATTTCTTTGGCCTTCCGCGCAGCCTCTCTTGCTTTTCTTGCTGTTAAAGCTTTATCTACAATAGTTTTAATATCTTTTTCATTTTGATTTAACCAAAAGGCCAACTGTTCACTGATAACAGAGCCAAAAGTAGTCATATCTAATTTAGTAACAGTTGATTTTACCTGAGCATCATATTCAACTGTATCCGAAGTAATATTAAAAACTACATACATTCCTTCCTGTATATCATCTCCAGTTAAATTATTATCTTTTTCTTTTAACCATTTCTTTTCTCTAAAGAATTTATTAAATTCTCTTGTAAAAAGGGTTTTTATTTGGGCTATGTGCGGCCCGCTCTTAGTTAAACCAGTGTTAACATAAGGAATTAAAGTTAAACTATAATCAGAAGTATAGGTCATAATTAAATCAATTCCTACATTATCAGATTTATAATTAACTATAAAACGATTATTAATTACTTCTTTACCTTTTGCAAAATCATCAGCTAAATCAATAAGTCCTCTAGTTGATTTGTATTCAGTGACCTCACCATTATCATCTAAAACAATGTTTAATCCAACGCAAAGACAAGTTATTGTTTTAAGCAATTCCTTAATCTTTTTTATCTCTACTTCTGGATTAGTAAAGAACTGTTTATCTGGTTTCCATTCGACTACCGTACCAGAAGGAGAATTATCATCTCCAGTCTCTCTGGACTCAAATATACCGTCTTTGAAAATAATCTTTTCAAACTTACCATTATTAACCGTTCTAGCTATAAGATAGCTACTTAAATAGTTAGTAAGTTTAGCTCCTATACCAAAAGCACCTAAAGAAGAACCCTTATAAACTCCATCTTTATCATATTTACCGGAAGTATTTAATACACTAAACGCCGCTTCGAATATAGTTTTTCCATCATCTCTGAATTTGTTAATTAAAAAACCTTGTCCATTATCTTTTACAGTTACTATATCTTTATTTACTTTAATAGATATAATATCTCCGTGACCTAACCTATGTTCATCTATTGCATTAGACAAAATTTCAACCAAAAGCTGAGTTGAATATGTAGTGTCGCCGCAGTAAACACCGGGTTTAAGTCTTGTAAACTCTCTAGGTTTTAAAGATTGAATAGATTGTTCATTATACAAACTCTTATCTTTTTCTTTTCCCATTTTTTTCTCCTTTCAAAAAGATTATTTATTTACTATTATATTATAACAAAAAAATTTCTAAATTTCAACTGCGGCCCGCCGTTCGCACTTAAAATTTAATTAAAATTGTTGTATTTACATTATACTAAATTTTTTTGAATTTTTCAAGTAAAAAAAATTTTTTATTTTTAATACAAAAAGGTAGAAAAAGAGAAAAAAATTTGGTATAATATAAATATAAATAAGA